ATGTAGACAAGTATCCAATTGATAGAGAATTTTATTTAAAAACAATACAAGAAAAAAGTTTACCGATCATCCCTGTCCTGTCCAAAAGTGGTGGACTACATTTATATGTGTTCACCACTGAATTTGTTAAAGCAATTGAGATAAGACAATTTTTAGAACAGATGCTTTATGTATTTAAACTGTCTATTCAAACAGAAGTATTTCCAAAACAAACAAGTTTACAATCTTCAGATGGAGGTAAAACAAATGGTAACTTTATAAATTTACCATACAATGGCGATGATCGAAGAGCTTTATCTCCTGATGGAACTGAAATGTCGTTAGATATGTTTTTAAAATGTATTGAATTAAATTCAGTTACAAAAAAACAATTAAAAGACATACAAGATAATATTATTTACGAAGAAATAAAAGGCAGTGGAGAAGAATTTAAAGACGGTCCACCTTGTTTGGGTATTTTAACAAAAGATATTATGGAAGATAATAGAGATCGATTCTTATATAACTACATGGTTTTTGCTAAGAAAAAATATCCAGATGATTGGAAAGGTAAAATTGTAGAAGCTGCAAGAAATTATTTTAAATTTGATTCTAAATGGACAGATGATCATGTGAAATTTAAAATCAAAGGTTGGGACAATGAAAAAACAAAAGGTTATCAATGTACTGGAGAACTATTAAAACCACATTGTCTTAAATCGGTTTGTGTCAAAAGAAAACATGGAGTTTTATCAGACAAAAAAGAAACATGGCCTAGAATGTTTGCTTTACAAAAAATAAATTATAAACCAACTCCAGAATGGAAATTTACTGTTGAAAACCCAAACGGGCAAACAGCACAAATACATGCTAAAGACATATATAAATTAGAGAGCCAAAAGGCATTGCGAGCATTGTTAATGGAACAGGCATTTATTACACCACCTAATATAAAAGGTAATGAGTTTTTAGAAGTGATGTCTGTACTATTTGATAAAGAAAAAGTAGAAATAATAGAACCTGCAGAAGGTACAAGTCCTAGAGATATATTATTAAAGTATCTACAAAAATACATTTATGGGCCAAAAGCAACTACTTATAAATCTTTTGAAAGTGGTAAACCTTTATTAAATGATAAGTACGCGTGGTTTGTATATGATGAATTTTATTCAGATTTAAAAACTAAAGAATGGAAAATAGATCCACAAAGAACTTCTTACATGATAAAAGAATTATTTGAATCTGAAGAACCTCAAGAAAAAGAAAAGAAAGCTTTGTTTAATACATTAAAAAGATTTCCTGGTAAGGATAAAGATAATAATTATTTTCCTCCAATAAAAGTTTTGAGAGTTCCATTATATTTATTTGAAGAAAGAAAAAATGTTAATGAAATTTTAGACTATGAAGATGAAGAGGATATTATTTAATGATCTATAAATTATATGGTCCACCAGGAACAGGTAAAACATATAGACTAATTAATAGAGCAAAAGCATATGTTCGAATTGGAACTCCATTAAATAAAATAGGATACTTTGCTTTTACTAAAAAAGCTGCAGCAGTTGCTATTACGAGAATGCCCGCTTCTCCTAAAAAATTAATTTATTTTCAAACCCTACATTCATTTGCATTTAATCTATTAAAAAATGAAAGCGATAAAGAAGTTATGCAACCTTACCATTATGAAAAATTTGGTAAAAAATTAAATATCAAAGTTAAATATTACGATCGATATAATAAAGAAGAATCCTCCTATCTAACATGTGATAATGAATATTTTCAAATATTACATAGAGCTATTAATAGATGTGTAGATGTAGAAGAAGAATTTAACAGAGGAGAACATAACACTGATGAAATTTATTTAGACACTTTGCAACACATTGCAGATAATTATGTTGAATATAAAAAGAAGAAAAAGTTAATGGATTTTAATGATATGATTCAACTTCTATTAGATAAGAAAGATAAAATTCCAAAATTTAAAGCAGTCTTTATTGACGAAGCTCAAGATTTATCTCCATTACAATGGAAACTTTACGATCAATTAAAAGAAAAATCTGAAGATATTTATTTAGCAGGAGACGATGATCAAGCTATCTTTGCCTGGGCGGGAGCTGATGTTAAAAGATTTATAGAAGAACCTGCAAAAGAAAAAGTATTGAAGTATTCAAAAAGAATACCTAAATCAGTTCAAGAACAATCTGAAACATGTATTGAAAACATACAGGGAATTAGAAAAATAAAAAAATATTATTCAAGAGACTATGGAGGCATATGTGAAGAAGTAGCTAATTTAGATCAAATAGATTTATCTAAAGGGGAATGGTTAATATTAACTAGAACAGTTTCAAGACTATTAAAAATAGAAAAAGATTTACGAAGAAAAAATTTATATTTTGAAAGTAATAGAGGTAAAAGTATTAGTGTTTCTTTGAAAAAAGCCATTAAAAACTATGAACTTTTACAACAAAACGTACCTTTGGAAGATAAATATATTAAGGAAATAAAAGAATATGCTGGCACAGAGGAATTAGATTTAAATAAAAATTGGTATGATGCTTTTCAAAATGTTGTTCAAGAAGATAAAGATTATTTATTGGCTTTGCTAGAAGCAAAAGAAGATTTAGATGCTAAAGCTCGAATATGGACTTCCACTATTCATGCTTTCAAAGGTGGGGAAAAACAAAACGTTATTCTTTGTTTAGATATGGGAAAGAAAATATTAAAAGCTATCAAAAGAAGTCAAGACAAAGAAGATGAAGAGCATCGAGTTTGGTATGTTGGAATAACTCGTGCAAAAAATAATCTATATAAACTTAAAGCTAAAATAGAAACGAAAGGATATAAGCTATGACTAATAAAGATATATTTAAAGACGCATTTCCACAAGGTAAACAGATTGGCGGAAGTCACTATAAAGACTTTTACATTCAACCTTATGAATTTATTTCAAAAAATGATCTTTCTTTTTTTCAAGGAAATGTTATTAAATATGTGTGTCGTTATAAAAATAAAAATGGCATACAAGATTTAGAAAAGATAATTCATTATTGTGAATTAGAAATTAAAAAGATGAAAGATATGGATAACAAGAAATGAATGTTTACACGGAACTAATGGGTTTATGTATTTTAACAATTTATTTATTTGATTTAATATGAGTTGGCAAGATTTTAAAGAAAAAGGCAGAATTGTAGAAGAAAATTTTGCTAAACATTTAGAGAATCCTGTTTGGGCTAACAAACAACAGGATATGTTTGAGCATTGGGATCTTCAAGGGACCTTTAAAGGTAAACTATTAAAGTTTGATGTTAAAGGTATGAAGAAAAAAAATAGGTTCGATAATAAATTTCAAGATGATATTGCTTGGATTGAAGGAACCAATGTCTGGGGTAAACCTGGATGGATAAAAGGCAAAGCTGATTATATTTGTTTTGAAAGAAATGATTATTGGTTGGTGGTTAATAGAGAGGAACTTTATAACTTTGTTGTTGAGAAAGTAAAAGAGAATGGGGCACAACAAGGTAAGGGTATTTATAAAGTTTATCAAAGAGAAGGAAGACAAGACAAAATAACTATGGTGCCTTTCGAGGACATAGAAAAATTAATCGATATACACAAGGTGAAAAAATGATACTACCACAGACAGAATGGGTGCAACCAAAAGAGTTTCCTGATTTAAGTAAATATGATGAAATAGCAATTGACTTAGAAACACGTGATCCAAATTTAAAGAAACTGGGATCAGGAGCCATCATTGGAGTTGGAGAGATTGTGGGGATTGCTGTAGCTGTAGAAGGTTGGTATGCCTATTATCCAATTGCTCATGAACAAGGACCTAATTTAAATAGAAAACAAGTTTTAGATTGGTTTACCGATGTTTGTGCATTACCTTCTAAAAAAATATTTCATAATGCAATGTATGACGTATGTTGGATACGTAAATTAGGTATAAAAATCAATGGTTTAATTATAGATACCATGATTGCAGCGTCATTAATTGATGAAAATAGATTTTCATACACACTTAATACTTTGTCTTGGGCTTTTTTAAAAAAAGGAAAGAATGAAACAAGATTAATTGAAGCAGCTAAGTCCAGAGGATTAGATCCTAAAGCAGATATGTGGAGATTGCCAGCAATAGAAGTTGGAGCTTATGCAGAAAAAGATGCAGAACTAACTTTAGAACTTTGGCAGTTTTTTAAAAAAATAATTCAAGAACAAAACATTCAAGATATTTTTAATCTTGAGACGGAGTTGTTTCCTTGTCTCGTAGACATGCGATTTCTTGGCGTGAAAGTGGACGTTGAAAAAGCTCATAGATTGAAGCAAGAGCTAGCGATACAAGAAGAAATGTTAATCCACTCAATAAAAAAAGAAAGTAACATAGAAGTTCAAATATGGGCTGCAGCAAGTATTGCCAAAGTTTTTGATAACCTAAACGAATCTTATGAGTTAACTGCAAAAACAAAAACACCTTCTTTCACTAAAAATTTTATTACTAATCATAAACATCCTGTAGTGCAGATGATAGCAGAAGCTCGTAAAATAAACAAGATCAGAACCACTTTTATTGATACGATTATTGATCATGCACATTTAGACAGAATCCATGCAGACATCAATCAGATACGCTCAGATGATGGAGGAACTGTAACAGGAAGATTTAGTTATGCTAATCCAAATCTACAACAGATACCTGCCAGGGATCCAGTAACAGGCCCCATGATTCGATCTTTATTTATTCCAGAAAATAATTGTAAGTGGGGGACCTTTGATTACTCGCAACAAGAACCAAGATTAGTTGCACACTATGCATTAAGATTTGAATTACCATCAGTCAATGTAATTGCAGACTCATATGAAAATGATCCATCAACAGACTTTCATAAGATTGTTGCAGATATGGCAGAGATTCCTAGATCAGAAGCAAAAACAATTAACTTAGGTTTGTTTTATGGAATGGGTAAAGCAAAACTTCAAGCAGAACTGGGAGTTCCAAAAGATAAAGCTGAAGAATTATTTTCTAAATATCATGCAAAAGTTCCGTTTGTAAAACAACTAATGAATAAAGCAATGAAGACTGCTGAAAATAAAGGTGAAGTAAAAACTTTATTAGGTAGACGTTGTCGTTTTCCTAAATATGAACCTATCTTATCTGGTTCAGATTGGGGTACTTATGTGCCTGCAGAGGATGAAGAGAGAATGTTACAATTACAAAAAATGGGTGAATGGTTAAAAGATGATGATGGCCAATTTGTTTTAGATGATAAAAGAGAAAAGAAAAAAAATTATTGGCATGAAAATCCAACACGTAGAGCCTTTACTTACAAAGCTTTAAATAAACTTATTCAAGGATCAGCTGCAGATATGACTAAGAAAGCTATGGTAGAACTTTATAAAGAAGGTATATTAGCACATATACAAGTTCATGATGAACTTGACTTTTCTATTGAATCGGATGCACAAGCTGATAAGATAAAACAAATAATGGAACATGCAGTAGATTTGGAAGTTCCTAATAAGGTTGATTATGAATCTGGTCCTAACTGGGGCGAAATTAAATAATATGAGGAACTATGGCTTATTTAAATGCGAATGTACCACCTATCTATTGCAAAATAAGGAAGGAGTATCTTTATGATTTTAAAGAACATCACGGAGAAAGTGAAGACTGTGTGGTCTTCGGTCTATCAAGCATTAGTGGGAAGGCACTCTTATTTCACATTATGTTACCGAATGGTGCGGTCTTTTATAGGTTGCCTATCAGCGCGTTTTTTCAAAAACGTTTTTCTAGATCCGAAGTGCAGGATATGTCAGTCGACACCTTACAACTGTGGAATTGTTTTAGCTATTATCCTAGTGTGCATTGCTTTGATTGGTTGGCTGGTATAAACGGCAAATTTAAAGCAAAAGATAAAAAATTTTATTCAGGACAATACTTATTTACGGTTGACTGGGCACATCCAGAGACTAATATATTGAACACGGAACATTCAGAGATTCCGCAAGAGCACAAGTGTGCACACATAATTGCTTTAGATAATGGCAACTATGCAGCGCAGCCAAACAATAGAATCATTTGGCATGTGAACAGTTACACTACCGATAAGACCTGGCCTGACTACAAGGTACAAAATACAGTGTGGGAAGTAGAAGGTGCGGACTGGGTAACAGAAGATTCTGACAAAATGTTTTATGATATTGAGGAGGATAAGGAATGAGTTTAAATAAAAAATATTGTAGTGCATGTAATCATAAATGTCATTGTGTTGGCGAAGGTTACTTTGTAAA